TTTGTTATACATTCGTGAATATTACTTGGATTGGGATTATCTTCGTCGCTTGGAGGTATATAAAAAACAAAAGTATCAATTATTTTTAAATAATTATGAATTGTCATAAATAATTTTTTGAGATTTTGAGGATTTAATAATTTATTTTCTGTATCATCAAGTCCTTCTATAATTTCTTTAAACTTAATAATAATTTCATTATTATTTTTATTAATATTATCCAAAACTCGTTTAGTTATATTATAGAAAATGTCTCTGTTTTTATGATCTATTTCAACTTTATTAAAAATAACCTTTTCACTAAAATAACTAATAACCTTTACATTTTCTAAATTATTTTTTATATTTACTGAAACATTTGTTAAATATCCAAACAATATATATTTCATATATTTATTTAAATTTATATTAAATGAAGTTTCATATTTACTAATATCATTTAAAAGTGTTAAAAAATGTAAAAATTTTATATAAAAATATTTAAATTTAATATTATTAACTTCTTCTAATAATGTATTTATATCTTCTCCATTCCTAATTCTTATTTTAATTTTTTCTAATTTATCTAATAATTCATTTTCAATTTCTTTATGATTATAATTACAATCAGTATAAGTTAAATCTATTTCATTTGCTATTTTAAAAATATCTGTTTCAATAACTCTATTAACTTTTGTTAATAATTCACTTACCTTACTTTTAAAAGATGGTTCTTTTATATGTATTTCACAATCATTTAATATTTCAATCAAAAATTTTTTGATATTTCTTCTATCAAAATCATATCCCATTTTTGTCATAAAATCCATAAAATCTTTTTTAATTTGTTTTTTTACTTCATTATAAATATTTGGAGTATTAGGAACATTATCTTTTAATAATAATATCTTTTCATATGAGATATTTCTAATGATATTATTAAATCTTTTAAATTCATCTGTTCGTGTTTCACGAAATATTATTTCTTCATCATTAATATATTGAAAAATATCGAAATTATTTGATATAAATTTAGATATAAAATAAATATTTGTTGATATATAAAAATCTTTAAATGAATAATCTTTATTATTTATATTAAATAAACAAATGGAATAATTAGCAGTATCAGGAAAAATAACATTATTTCCCTTTCTTATAATTGAATTTAAATCTGCTAATTTATCATTACCAGTATAACAAATATCATTCGTAATATGTTTCATAGTATCATTATTAATATTATTCTTTTTCAAATAATTATAGAAAAAGACAAATAAAATACGAGCAATATCTCCTGATTTTTTTAAATCAAAATACGCTCTCGCAATTTCTTTTTTTTTATCAGGTGTTAAATCTGTATCCATATGAGGATAAATACAATATGCTACATAAGTTGCTATAATATTATTTAAATCTTTTAATCCAATCTCTTTTATTTTATTTATTAAAACTAATTTCTTAATCATATTAACGACATTTTTAATTTCAAAAACAATTTTTTTTTGATTTTTACATATATCAATAGCATAATCACCGTTCTGGTGTTTTTTATATAAATATGGAAGAGAAGATGAAACAGTTATTAAATTAATAAATTTCTCTATAATAGATGGTGGAATATGTCGCTTTAATTGTTCAAAAAGAGTTTTATTTTTAAAAATTAAAGCAACTCTATAATCATTAACTCCTTCCTTATAATAAACTACATTAAAAATATCTCTAATATTTTCTTTAAATGCTTTAAATATATTTTTATGAGGTTGTAAATCACTACCAAAATCTTCATTTCCAAAAATTAAATGAGATATATATCCTAGGGCATTTATAGGTTCATCTTCTTTTATTTTATCATTCAAGAATTTTAAAGCTTTTTCTTCACAATTAAGGGGTGCTGAATCAAAAATATCTTCTAATGTATAAAATCTTTTTTTACTAAATAAATCTATGATTTGTTTTTTAATTAATTCCCAATTAGAACTTTCATTTAATAAATTTGAAACATTAGTTATAACTCCAAGTGATTTTAATTTATCACCAAATTTACTTAAATTACTCATATTTCCAAAATTAATTTTCATATCAACTACATAATTAACTTCTTTAACACCCATAATATCTTTTAAAAATTGTTCTATATTTGTTTTCATTAAATCAATATCTTTCTGGTTTTTCACCATAATCTTTCCTATAATCTCATCAACTTCTTTTTGATAATTAACAAAATTATAAATACTAAAATATAAGATATCATCGAGAATATCGGGTGATTGTGTGATAATCTTACTAAAAATAATTGGTTCTCTTAATCCATATAATTTCTTTAATTCGCCATCTTGAATATCAACTGTTTTATAAAAATATTCATCAGGAATTTCTTTATAATCATTAAAATCATGATAATTATCAAATATATATTGATAATTTAAAAAATTTTGAATTAAAGGTGATGGAGTAAAACTGAATGCTCCTCCTTTTGTTGATGATTTCATTTTAGATGTTAATTTCTTTTTATTTTCTTTAATATCAAATCCTAAATCATCTATATCAAGAAGTAATAAAGAACATTTTAAGAAATTATTTATTAAAAATTCTTCTTGTTTTGCTTCATCACTAAATTTTTTTCTTTCATCAACATCACTCAAAAATATTTCAACCAATCTCTCCTTTTTTATATTTATACCACTTTGATATAATAAATCAGTCCCAGTTTTTATTGCCGATATATATGAAGGTTTAAAATCAAAATTAGTTGTTTGAAATTCCTTATTTAAATTAATTAAAGAAGTTATTTCTCTTAATTTTCTTTCCATACGAACTACTGATTGAGTTTCCTTTCTTAATGTTTTTTTAGATTTAGGTTTAGTTATTCCTCGTGTTTTTTTCTTTTCTTCTATTTCTTTCTTTTTTTTTTCAATTTCTACTTTAAGTTCTTCTAATCTTCTTTTACTATCTTCTTTAAATTGTCTAATATCATTTAACGATTTTACTCTTCTTCGTTTTGAAGGATCAGGAACATTATATCTTGTCCTTTTTCTTGATGTTTCCATTTATATTATAATTAGATTTTTCTTCGTTTATTTATTTTAGATACATCTATATATTTATTAAACCAATCTTCTCCAACCTTTTTCGAAGCATCTTCAACAGTCATCTCATTATTTATAATCTTATTTCTCATATTTATCATATAATTAAATGAATTCCAATCAAATTCCTCATTTCTTATCGCCATCTCAAATAACATCAAATATCTCGCCGAAAAATCAGGAAACTCACTCTTCAATTTCTCAAATTTCTCATTATCATCCTTATATTCAATCTCACCCTTCCTCTTTATAATAGCAGTTACTATATTTACTAACTCAACATTCGAAAGTCCATCCATTTTTCTATATATCTCTCTAAAAAATCTCTTTATATAAAATAAAAGATGCTTCAATATTCTCCATATGATAATACTCCTTTCACACCTCCTTTGCGTATAGAACCTGATACTATCGCATATTCCTCTCAATTCTACGCCAAAAATCATATCCCATCTTCCCAAGAACGAATTGGAAATAATTCCATCAATCCACAAGTTTATCAAAAATATAAAACAGATTATAATCTTTTCTGTTATAAATAAAAATAATATATGGCATAGGACTACTGGGAATTGAACCCAGATCATCGCTTCATAAGAGCGATATTCTAACCGTTGAAATATAGTCCTTTACATTTATTTAATAAAATCTAATCTTTATATCTTTTTTTATTTGGATTATTAAAAGTAGAATTATAAATAATCCAATTAAGGCAATTAAAAAAGAATTTTCATTTTTATTTTCAAAAGCTTCCAATCGAACTTCTTCTAAATATTTTGGCCCACTCGAACTATTTCCCATCCTATTCCTCTAATATAATTTTATCTTTTAATTTTAATAAATCCTGATTTTTCGTAATCTCACTAATCATCTTCACTATTCCTACATCTGTTCTATTTACATTTCCCAAATTCTCCAAATATCTACATTTCGCAATTAATAATTTATAATCCTTAATAAACTTCTTATTATTCAATTTAATCTTCACTACTTTATCCAATTTCTCATTAATCATCTTTAATCTCTCCACGATTATTGTTTCCTTCGTTCGTTCCTTCATCTCCCCCTCATCCTTATAAATAACCTTCTTATTCTTATCCTTAATAATTATCTTATATGTAATACATTCCTTCGCCTTACTATCAATAACCTTCATATCTCCTTCATATTCAACTTCTTTAATCTCCTCCTTAACTTCTTCAATTAAAATCATTTCCTCTTCCTTCTTACTCTTCTTCTTCATCTTCGGTTCTTTCAATTGATTAATAAATTCATCAAATAATAATTCTTGAACTTTCATTAATCTCAAATTCTCTAAACGATTTTTCCTTCGTGTATCATCTTTATACATCTCCTTTTTCATCAATTCTTCCTCCACCTTCCCCCAATATTCCTCCTCTATCCCTAAATCCGTTAAACATAAGGAATATAATTGAAGAATAGGTTTCATAATTTGGTTCGTAATATAATGAAGATAATCAGGTTTCAATTCATTATCCCTAATAAAATCTATCGTCTCGATTTTATCTCCTTGAAGCTTCGCCTTATCATTTTTAATATATACATATTGAATTCTATCATTTACCGCAGGTTTGTTGCCTGGTTCCCTAACACCAATCCTATCTGCTAAAACCTTATGAGCTATTTTCGTAGGGTCTTTATAAAATCCTCTCAAAGTTTTCGATAAAATTAAATCTTTAATATCTGTATCACCATTCACCAACGCTCTCAATTCTTCTCTTAAAAATTTCACCGATAATTCTAAATCTTGTTGATTTAAGATAATATCTATAATTCCTCCATAAATCTTCTTGACTATATTCGCATTATCTCTCCTTTTCAAAACAATTCCCATCGACTTTTGTTTAAAATTCACATCATCTTTTTCATATAAATTTCCCACATATCTCTTCTTTGAAAATAAGATGAAAGGATACAAACTCTTCTCATAATTTAATTTCTGGGGATAAGGAAGATGTTTCTTAATCTTCTCTTCAACCTCCATCCCAATTTTAATAGCACCTTTTAATGCTTCTTTTCCAAATAATTCAACACCATTCTCATCCTTAATCCTGAATTTACAGAAAATACTATCCGTATCTCCATAAATAACATCCGCATTATAATTCTTCTCCACGAAATCCTTCGCCAACATTATCATCTCTCTTCCTGTCGAAGTCGTACAAGCTGCGATTTCTTTAAGATAGATAGGTGATGTTCTTGCTCCAATTTGACCATATAAAGAATTTGCTGTAATTTTATAAGCATTTTGAAGAGCATCGAAAACAGCACATTCAAATTTATTATAAGTTGGTTTCATTTCTAAAACCTCAACTTTTCTAATCTTCTTATCACCAACAATCATCATATCATCTTTTTCTTCCACAACTCCAATTAATTCTTCACCATTCTTTAAAACCAAAGTTGAATATTCAATCTTCTTTCGTGTATTCTTCCTCTCCGTTAATAACATCTCTAAAATCTCCGGAATAATCCCTTTTCTCCCATCTTTATATTTAGCAAAATAACAATCCTTAACACCATTCTTTATCTTCTTATCTCCTGTTCCTTGATATAAATCATAACTTACTTTCATAATCTCATAATCATCATTTTCTATGAGATATTTATCATCTGTGATATATGTATCGTGTGATAAATTTCTACAAATCATAGAAGATGGATATAGAGAACCATAGTCAAAGACGACAATTGGATCATCTAAATAAATTGCTTCTTTTGGTGGAAGAACGATTGCTCCTTCATATCCATCCATATCTAAATCTTCGATGAAGTTTTTAACAACAGGGATGAGATAATTCATTCGCATACATTCATTCGCTACTAATGAGAAGATTTTAATACCTTGTCCTCTTCTAAATAAGAAATTTAAGGGAACTAAACAAACATTTCCCATACCAATATTATTTTCAAGAATTTTGAGTTTATGTAAAAGACGATTAACGAGAATACAATCTTGAATACAATATTTCGCAATTACACTTCTATCTTTCGCATCACCAAGAAATTTCTCGAAGATTTCCTTGGGTTTCAAATCATCTTTCTTATCACCTATGTAAATAGATGCTACATTATCTAATTTATAACTATCCAATTTAAAATCCTTTTGAATGACTTTCAATAAATCAACAGTAACAATTCCATCAATATCTAATAAATTAAAGATATTATCTCCTAATGCGGATGATGATAATTTCTGTTCTACTAATGAAGATTTTCTTCTATAAATCCTTCCTAAACCTTTTTGAAATTTAGTATTTATTCCAACTTCAATACTCCTATTCCAAATATATTCTATATCAAAACCCCAGATATTATAACCGATGATAATATCAGGATTTAATTCTTTCATAAATATCTTCCATTTCTCTAATAATTCCGCCTCATCTTTACAACAACTAATATCAATTCCATCAATATCATCACAAGTATTTAAAGAAATTAATTTCTTATAAATAATCTCTTCATTACCGAATTTATGAACGGAAACTCCAATTTGAATAATCTTATCTCCTTCTAATTTTGGCAATAATTTAGATAATTTGAGATTAAGGGCATCCTCAATTTCATTATATTCCTTCGTTGTAATCTTCTTATCTATGATTTCTTCTTCATCATCATCTTCATCTCCTCCAATTTCAATAGTTTTCATCTTATTCATTAAGAAACGAATGTCTCCTTCATTTTCTTTCAATTTCTTTTCAATATCATCAAAATCTTCTTTTTTTAACTTCCTATCCGTATATAAACGATGAATTTTTAAATGACCTATTTCAACTTCATTTGAATAGGCATTTAAAATATATTTCATTAGATTTTCATCATCAAGACCTCGTTTCGCTATGAGACATAAGTCTTGTGCTAATTTCTTATAATCCTTAATAGCAATTGGGAAATCTCCGTGAGAACTCGTACATTCTATATCAAAAGAAGCGATTATCAAAGGTGCTATTTTATTAATCTTTAAGGGATTAACATCATTCCAATCGGCACATATATTCCTATTACAGATGGTTTCAGGAACATTATTAGAAATATCATATTTCTTGATGGAAATCCAAGAACAAGGTTTAATATCTTTCATATGAATAAATCTCAGGAAAGGGTCAATATTACTTTCATATAATTTAAAACCATCTTGTTTAGGGATGGATGATAGGAAATAATATTTGAGACGGTCAAATAATCCAAGGGATTTGGTGGAAATCTTGATAAATCTTTGTTCCTTATCATTTGAAAATCCCCAGAAATCTTTCTTATTTACTATTTCAATTTTATCAAGGTGTTTCTTTAATGAATATGGGATAATATCAGTTTCTTTATTTGCTTTTGTAATATATTTCTCATTCGATAATTTCATTTTCATTTTCAAAATCATATCTTTATCATCTAAATCATTCCATTCGATAGGTGGTTTGATATAAAAGAATGGTTTAAAATTGATGACTTTGAGACAATAAGTAATATTTTCATCATCAGTTCCATAGATATATATAGAATAATATTCATAATCATCGAAATCTTTTCTATTCTTATCACTTTCAGGGATAAAGAAATCGGTAATTTGAAATTTCAAAGTCTTTCGACAATCTTTCAATTCATCAATTTCTTTTCTTGGAAAACTATTCATATATCTTTTTATTAAAGAATTATTTATATGAATTATTCATTTTTTATTTTGGTTGTATAGAAATGGAAATAAGTTTTCAAGGTTTCATTATAATCATTTTAGGAATTATATTCGTTTTCGTATTATATCAATATCATTATTATAGTAAAATCGAAAAGGTTGTTTCTACAATTGATAATAGGAATTATGAAGTTCAAATTAAAGATGACGCACAAGAAGCTGCGAATTTAATCGCTCAAATTCGAGAAAAATTGATAATAATCACCGACCATCTTATCAAATCCTATCCAGATGAAGATAGAACGATGCGATTGAAGAAGAATTTTAGACCTGATAATATCAAAGAAGGAATAGATAATCCAGAATTCACGAGTTATTCCGTAAATAAAGGCGAGCAAATCGTCTTATGTTTAAGAAGTCATAATAAATTAATGGATTTAAATACGATGATTTTCGTCGTTCTTCACGAATTAGCACATATTTGCACTTTAAGTATAGGACATACTACGGAATTTTGGGATAATTTCAAATGGATTTTAGAAGAAGCAATTAATATCGGCATTTATAAAAAACAAGACTTTAAATTAAATAATGTCGATTATTGTGGAATGAAAATTACCGATAGTCCTCTTGATTAATATTTTAATAAATTCATATTCATTTCATATCATATTTCATATATAATTCATTTCATATAATAATTCATATTCATTTCATATATAATTCATATTTATTTCATATATAATTCATATTCATTTCATATATAATTCATATCATATTTCATATCATATTTCATATTCATTTCATATATATTTCATATATAATTCATATCATATTTCATATCATATTTCATATATAATTCATATCATATTTCATAATCATTTCATATATAATTCATATCATATTTCATATCATATTTCATATATAATTCATATCATATTTCATAATCATTTCATATATAATTCTTAATAAATATCTTAAAATATTTCATAATCATTTCATATATAATTCTTAATAAATATCTTAAAATATTTCATATTCATTTCATATATAATTCATAATAAATATCTTAAAATATTTCATATATAATTCATATTCATTTCATATATAATTCATATATAATTCATAATAAATATCTTAAAATATTTCATATATAATTCATATTCATTTCATATATAATTCATA